TAATCTATAGGCTATTACAGAGTCTCTTGAAGCTGATAATAGGTTATCACGGAGTATTCCACCTCCACCAAAACTCTGAGGAACAAAGATGATATTAGGGTCCAAATCATAAGAGACTCTTACCTTATCCTTCACAGTAGTAGGAATAGTGTTTAACCTGAAGCCATTACGAGCTAATCTATCATGAGAGACATATGGCATGTGAAACTTAACATCTATTAAGGCTTCAACCCTCACATAGGTAAGAAGAGTAACTTGCTCCATTTGCATACCCCTAGCGGCTAACTCCAATAATAAAGTGGACCATGCTCTAAACTTTTCCATAGGAAGCATTTGAAAGGTATTGGTCTCATTCTCAATAATCTGGGGTCTCCATAGTTGAGGTATATATTGACCATGTGCAAAATTCTTTTGAAGGAATTCAGCCCATGAAGTTGATATCCTATTCTTAATCATATTTAGAACCAAACCATTGTCTTCTGCAGACATTTGCAAAATCTTTGCCAGTCGCACAATTCTTGAATCAGATTGATCCTTATGTAATTCTGGTAACATTTCAAACGATAGATCATCAATATTAGTTCCTGTGGACCTAGTAATCTGTTTTCTTAACCTGACATCATTAAAGAAACCAGGTTTAATATTAACAAACCAATCTGAGTCATCTCCCATAATCAATTTAGGGATACGACCAGGGGCTAGATAATCTTTAATCTTAGGGTCAGATCTAATATTTCTCTCAGTATACTGAAAGTTGCCTAAATTAGCGAGGGAATCCATCATGGCAGTCCCAAATTCACCACTATTAACTTGATCAACGGTAAAGAATTGCTCTTGACCACGCTGATCAATCAGTGAGAATACTGCACTAGAGGTTTTAGTATAAAGGGTTTCAATCATAGCTTGTGGGGACTCCCAGCCTAAAAGATCTGGGTTCCCGGAAGACTGGAACCATCTGTCCAGAAAATCAACTATGGATTTCCGTATGATTCTCCTAAAATTAGCATCTTTTAAAGTGGTATCGAAAGCTGAAAAATCAGCTCCAATAGTTATAATCAAAGGATTAGTCGTAGAAGTGATTACCATCTTATGGGTTCCAAGGACACCACCTGAGTCCTTTCCATACATTAAATCTGGATGGTCAAAACCATATGAGTTAATTAAGCTAATCAACCATGTCTCATCAACATAAAAAGGAAGTGGCATCATAAAAACCAACCTCCGGTCACGACCGGGGGTATCTCGAAATGTCAGTTTTCCAGGATTATGGACAGTAAGAGAGTTCATTAGGGCTTCAGGTGTTAAAACATCAGCACCCTGAACCAAGAACGTTAAAGTCTTA